GGTTGCTGGTCGCGGCCGTGATGTTCAGGAGAATCGCTCGAGCGCGGAAGACGCAAAGAAACTTCCCTTTCGGCTTGGTCGTCGAGGTGATGAGATCGCGGAACAGCCCAGTCGCGTCGTAAATCTGCACCGGGTCGCTGCCATTGGTCGCGAGGACAACAGCGCCGTATCTCGCGAGGCTCCAGTCCGCGTCCGCGTAGTCGGCGCCGCCCTTCGATTGGTCCGTGAGCGTCGGCGACGTGCCCGAGAGGTCGTAGCTGTACAGGCGTTTCTTGAACGCCAGGATGCCCTTCTCGTGCGAGTCCGACAGCAGAATCGCCGCGGACGGCTGGAGGTAGACCGCAGACACCGACCCCCGGCTGGTAGGAACGCGGACTCTGTTCCACGCCCCGTCGAAGTAGATGTGGCCGTAGCTCAGGTCCAGGTTGCCAGAGTCGGAAAGGTAGTGCTCGTCGGGAGCCCACTTCCCGATCGGCAGGACGGTGCGCTCGTGTTCGGCGGGCATCAGCCGTACGATCCGATCGGGTAGGGCTCGACCTGGAGCGGTCCGCCCATCGACATTGAGCGCGATTCGAGCGAGTGGCGCGCCTGGGTGTAGGCCATGAGCGCCTGCTGGTCCTGCCCGTCCGTCGCCTGCCAAGTCTGCGACCAGAGCAGGTATTCCGAGTAGTGCCGGAGCATCGCTGCGGCTTGCGTCTCGGTGAGCCAGGGGTTCAGGTCGCCGCCCGTCGGGTAGTCGATGCCGAGCTCTTCGGTCGAAGTGAAGGTTGTGGTCAGCGGCTTGTAGAACCTCCAGACGCCGCTCTCGTAGCGCACGATCGGAACCCACTGATCGACCAGTGCGCGCCCGCGCAGCACGTCCGTGTTGCTGTTCGGAGTCGGGTAGAGCTGAATCTGGCGGTTGAAGAACGCCCAGAGATCGGGCTGCGCTGTGTAGGCGCCTCCGCCGGCGCGGCAGAGCTCTAGCTCCTCTTGCGTCCGGCGCGCCACCGGGAATCGGCTCGAAGCATCGTTGTCGATGTCCACGAAGAGGAACTCGCCGACGATCGAGAGCAGCTCCTTCGGGAAGCCGGCAGTTGTTTCGCCGTAGGCGCTCGTGTTGTCGACGAGCGCGAAGTTGAAGTCGATCTCGTTGAAGTAGAAGTGGTCGTGCCGATGGTGGTCGAAAGCATCGACCAACGCGAGCTTCACCTTGTCGGCCTGATTGGACGGCTTACCCGACGAGCTTAGAACCCGCTGCACGATGGTTGACCAGTTCGACACAGCTCTTCGGCTCCCGCTCCCCTTGTTCGAGGTGCTGCCGGCCGGCGACGTGCGCGAAGGGACGCGATCCCGCGCGCACGCCGCCGACCGTTACTGCTCCGGCGTTAGCCGGTCGGAACCAGCGGGCTCTCCGCTCCGGTGAGCACGTTGGTGCGCTCGACGGAGAACGAGATCACGCCCGTGACTGAGGTCGCCGGGCTCGCGGTCATGCGGACCTGGAGATAGAAGCCACGAGTCGGGGTCACGTACCCGAGCGCTGCGGGGTTGTCGAGTCGCGCGATTCGCGTCGCCGCGGTCGCGCTCCCGAAGAATGTCGTGGCGAGCGTCGCCAGGACGGTTGGAGTGGTGCCGTCGGTGATCTCGAGCACGCCAGCCAAGGTCGGCGTAGCGTTGGTGTCCATCCTGTCGCTCGCTATCACGACGTCGCCGAGCTTGGTGTCGCGCTCGATCTTGTGGAGCTTCACGATGTCGCCGGTCACGTACTCCCGGGTCGTCGTGCGGCCCACCAGCGGCCCGCCACCCGTGGGGTGGTAGAACGCTGCGTCTTTGAAGTAAACCGATTCGTAGGTGGTCGCCATTGTCGTTGTCTCCTTACTGCCCGATGTTGGCGATGCCCGTCACGCGATCGATGGCATGGACCGTGTGAATGATCTTGCCGTAGTCGCGTGCGGTGCCGTTGTCGTTGAACCGGGTGGACTTCACGCCCCAGATTTGACCCGCCGAGGCGTAATACTTGCGGCCGTGGTCCCAGGTCCCCGAGTACCAACGGAAGTGCTCCTTGCCGCCGCGGTCGTGACGACCGTAGGCGACAGCGAGAGCTCCGGCGCCGAAGAACACGTTGCGGCGCGTGAGGGTCTGGTACGCGCCGGCGTTGTTGCCGTTGGTGATATGCGGCTCCGAGAAGAGCAGCACGTTGCGCCACATGCCGAGCGCCCGCGTGAAGATCGGGTTGTTCTTGTGCATCCCCCCCGCCAGGGCGTTCTTCATCACGTCGAACCACTTGCCCGAGGTCACTCGCATGTCCTCGACGCAGTTCGGGTGGATGAAGTAGCCGTAGTACGGGTTGCCGTCAATGATGAACGGCTTGATCGGCACGGGGAGCTGCTCGGCAATGGTGGGGAACATGTCGAGCTGCTCGATGGCGAACTTCTGGGTGTTGTCGCCGTGGACGGTGGCGTCGGTGCCCGCGCCCAGCCCGGAGCCCTGACGGTAGATGTGCAGGTTATCCGGCGCCGCCACCGTGTTGAGACCGGTGTAGGCGAGGTCGGTCGCCATCGTGTTGCCGCACAGGTGGTTGATCGCGGTCACCGCGCGCCGGGTCTTCCACCAGTCCTTCAACTTCTTCTTGCCCTCTTCCAGCGTGTCGAAGCTGACGCGCTGGTTGTTCATCCGTCCACGGGTCTTCACCCCCTGGACTTGTTCGTCGATCTTGATCTTGAACGTCTCGGTCTCGATTGGGATCTCTTTCCCTTCGAGAACTTCGTCGCCGATGACTCCTCGGCCGCTGATCTGCAAACTCAGGGTGATCGTGACTTCGTCGCCGACACTGCGCGACGGGTCGTCAATCACCACGAACGGGTTCTCGTCCGGGTCGTCACCGACGAATCCGAACTTGTCGTTCCACACCGCGTCCGCGCGCCGGTAGGCGCTCCAGAGCCGCTTGGACCAGAGCTTTTGAGTCTCGGGCGAATTGGAGAGATAAACCTCAGCCATTTCGTCGTACCTCCGAAAGCGATTCCGTTCCTAGGGTGCTGCTCTTGGAGCCGGTTTCGGTGGGCTCAAACCGCTGACGAGCTGTTCGCCGCTCGCTGCGTTTGGCCTCCGATATCGCCCGGAGGGACCGTGGCGGGGTGCTGTTGTCGGTCTATCGCGACCGTGGCGGGTGTGTCATCTGGCGGGGGACTAGTATGCCTACCTCTGCCCTCCGCTGGCAAGCTGCGCAGCCAGGAGCTTGAAATCGACCTTGTTCGAGTCGAGGAAAGCGTCGAATTCGTCGTCCTCCATGTTGAGCACGTCGGCCGGTCTCGGCTGATGACGCGGCGTCGCGCTCGGGATGCGGCCGAGCGACGGCCCTCCGGCTCGCGCGGTGCGCTCGGCTTCGAGCGCCGAGCTGCGCCTGGCAGGAGCCTTGCCGTTCCCGCTTGGCTTCCAGCCCAGCGTCTTGGCGGCGCTGAGCACCGCCTTCGAGTAGCTGATGCCGTTCTGCATGCAGTGAACTTGGAGTTTCGCTATGTAGTTGGCGAAGAGCTGGTCGACTGCCCCTTGCAGCTCGAACTCCTCGACCTCGGGGTGAGCGAGCTGGAGGTTCGCATAGATCGCCCGGCGCGTGCTGTCCTCGGCGACTTGGGCGGCTTCGAGGTAGCCGGGCTCCGCTTGGAGCGTGCGCTGGGCGTCCTGGCGCACCCAGCCGAGAGCGCCGTCCGTGGCCGCCTCGGTCTCCTTCTCGGCGCGGTCCTGCTCGCCGCGGTCGAGGCGCTCGGTGATGCTGTCGAGCTTCTTGTTGATCGCACCAACCGCGTCGTCCGGGTCGAACTCGGCTTCGGGCTTCTCGCCCTCAGGAGCCTCCCCAGCCGTGTGCTGCATCGCCTTCTCGATCACCTGGTAGAAGCGGTGCTCGAGCACCCGAGCGCGGCCCCGCTCCTGCTGGAGGGCGCGCGTCAGGCTGGCGGCTTGGCTCTCCTTCTCTTGGAGCCGGCGCCCGAGCTCGACCGGGTCGGGCTGCGTCTCGGCCTGCGGCTTCGGAGCCCGGCCGGTGTTGACGCCGTCGCTCTCGGACGCCGCGTCGCCACCCTGTCCGGCGTCGTCGGCGAGCTCATCGGCGCCCTCCTCGTCGTCCTCGGTGACGTAGGGGCCCTCCCGGGTTTCGCTGCCCTCGTCGATCGGGTCGGGCTGCGAGTCCGGGCCTTCGCCTGCACCGTCGTAACTGATCGTCGCGTCTTCGTCGGCCATCGCGTCCTCTTTCGGTTCAGACCGGGGCTCCAGCGCCCGCGGGTGGGGCCGCTTCCGCGGCCTCCTGTTGAGCCTGCTGCTGCTGGGTCAGGTAGCCGATCCAGAGCTTCTTATCGGGCTCGGAGAGCCACGAGCTCGGGATCATCTTCACGAAAATCTCGGGCGGCATGAGCTGCGACATGAGCAGCTTTTCCCAGGTGCCCTGCCGCGAGCCGTAGTCCCACGCCGCCTCCTGCTCGCTCTTCGTCGAGAGCACTTCCTCGACGATCACGTCGCGCTGGAGCATGGCCTTCCACTGGCCCTTCGGCGGCACCGCTGCGCCCAGCTCCGGGCCGAGGAGCTCGCGCAGCGTGGCCTCGTCGTAGAGCACCGGCACGTAGGCGAGGATCAGGTCACCCGACAGTCGCCGGTAGAGGCGCAGGCTGTCGAAGTAGATCGAGAGGCTCTGCTGCCCGGCCGTGACGATCTGGCTGTAGGCGTTCCCGGAGACGCGCCGCGGGTCCTCGACCTGGCCCATCGCCGCCGGGCTCGAGCCGATCGGCCGCCAGACCGCTCGCTCTGCCATGTCCATGAACTTCTCGAGCGTCGCGGGCCACGGCATGTCAGGCCCCCACTCGATCTTGCCCTTCCAGCCGGCGCGCATCTTGATCGCAGCCAGCGGCATCGCGAGCTGGCGCATCGCGGTCTCGTCGTTCTCGAACGCGCCGGCTTGGTAGAACAGCGGCCCCTTCGGACCGCGCGCGAGGTACGACATCGAGAGCGAGATCGCCTCGTTCTGGAACCGCTGCGGGTCCTTCATGTAGTCGACGAAGCCCTTGAAGATCGTCGAGCCCGCTTGCTTGAACGGCACGCCCGTCATGGCGACCCGGTTGAAGCGGCCGACGGGCATCGGGCCGTCGCGCAGAATCTCCTTGCCGGCGATGAAGGCGCGCATCGACTTCCAGCGGTAGACCCCGTCCTTCGGCCCCATGTGGTCGGGCTCGCCCTGGTTTCCCTGCTGCTGCCAGGCGTCGACGAGCTGGAGCCACTCGTCCTCGGAGAAGAGCTGGCGCCGCGGCACGGCCATCGGGTTGACCGCGAGCTCCTCCGGCGGAGGCGGCAGGAGCACCAGATAGGCTGGATCTTTCACCCGGTACTGGTAGTCGGCAACGAAGACCTCGCGGCGTCGCGGGTCGACGTACTTCCCCTTCGTCCTGTAGAGCCACGGCCAGCGCGTGATGTTCTGGTCGGCGTCATTCGCCCAGCCGTCATGCGGCGAGTTGAGCTGCTGGAGAGCCACGTCGCGCTTGTCGGGGAAAAGGCCGAGGTACTCCTCGATCGAGATCCACTTCCCGCGCGCGTCCCACTCCCGGTCAATCAGGCACTGCTTGCGCGCGGTCGGGTCCCACATCATCTCCCACAGGTCGATGCCGTCGGGCTGCAAACGTCCGGTGAGCGGGTCCTCGAGGTAGTTCGGTGACCACTCGACGAAGGCGTAGCCCTCGATTCCGAGGTCGCGGAACTTGTCGCTCTCGGTCTGCTCGGCGAACGAGCGGTCGCGGATCGTGCGCATGGTCTCGCGGCAGATGTTCGACCACGGGCCGTCCTCCGCCGAGCGCGGGAGCGCGGTCGGCATGAACCGCGTCGTGATCTCCTTGCCGGAAAAGTTGTTGATCGCGAGCGCGATATCGTTCATGGAGAACGCGGGCCGTTTCGAGTCCTTCCGCGAGCGGTAGTCGCCCTCATCCCACTGGTGCTCCCCGCCCTCGACGAAGCGCTGGTTATCCTGCGCCTTGTCCCATGCGGTAGTGCAGAACTCGGAGCTCGACGAGATGCGAGCCTCGAAGTGCTTCAACGTGGCGAGCTCCTCGACGGGCTCGATCTTGGGCTGTTCAACGTCGAGATCGGCCATTAGTACGCCCCCACCGACATGTAGCTGCCGCTCTCGTCGCTGTTGACGGAGTGCTGGTACTGGACCGGCTCGATGCCGTCACGCCGGCGCGTGCGTACCGGGTAGTCGAGCTCGCCAACGCGGCCGACCGGCTCCCACAACAGGCCGCCGGCGTCGAGCCCGTCGTCGGTGACCGGCTTCGGGAAGGGATCGAACTCGAACTGCAAGAAGTAGTCGACCAAGTCGATCCGCTGCCCGACCTCGTCGAAGCTCCAGAGGTGCCGCGGGAAGACGATGCGGCCGTTCGCGAGCTCTGGATACCAGCGCTCGAAAGCGCGCGCCATCTTGTCCTTGTTCTCGGCGCACTTGTGGATCGGCGTCGAGATGCCGTACTTCGAGTTTTCGGTCGTCTGCGTCTCGATGTACTCGGCCGCGCCGAACTCTTCCATGCGAATGGCGACCAGGTTGCCGAGACCGTTGAACTGGAGCGCAAGGAGTGCAACCTCGCGCCGGCGGGCCGCCGGGTCGAGGCGCTTCCGGAAGCCGCCCACCCAGTAGGCGCGTCGGTCGTAGCCGAGCCGCCAGACCCAGGCCCAGGTTGGATCGCCGACGCCCTTCGAGCAGTCGACGCAGAGGTAGAGCGTGCCGTCGGCGGCGAGCTCTAGGGGGTCCTCGTCGTACCAGATCAGGTGATTCCGATCGAGCCGGTTGGGCTCGCCGAGCGTCGGGTCGCAGATCATCTGCTCGACGTAGCTCTTACGGGCCTTCGGGTTCCCTTTCCCGCCCTTGTCGCGCATCACGTCGCGCAGCTCCTGCGGGTGGAAGTAGTACGGCCGGCCACCGAACGGGCCGAGCGCGGGATCGCTGACCTCGCTCTCTACAGGACCGCTCTCGGGCAGGATCTCGGCGGGCAGCAGCTTGAGCTTCCAGCCCATCTCGAGGTGCGTCTTCCGCATCAAGCCCGCCGGGTGGTAGTAGGTGCCAACGACTATCGCCCAGCGCGTCGGCGACGAGAGATCCTGCGACGAGATGAACTGCCGCTCGTTCTTGTCGAGCTTTTCCTTCGTCGTCACCAGGCGCTCGGTCTCGATGTCGTCGTAGCGCCGTTCGTCGTAATGCGACCCGGTCGGCAGTTTGTCGGTGTACGCCTGCGCCTCGAAGGTCGCTTCCATGCGCGCAGACGAGCGTTTGATGGTGATCGCGTGCTCGGAAAATTTCTCGTACGCCTCGCGAGTCGCGTGGAACCGATCGTCCCAGATCGTGACCAGCAGCCGGTTCGCGAGGAGCTCCTGGCCGATTCGGTTGTTGTGCTTGCCGGCGAGCTCGCGTGTCTCCGAGAAAATGCAGCACACGCGATTCGGGTCGATCAGCTTCATCCGGATGTTGTCGGCGAACGTGGTCCAGCTCGACTTACCGAAGAAGCGCGCGGCGACGAGCGTCGAGCCTTTCGACTCGAACTGCACCCAGCGCGCGAACTCCAACTGCTCCGGCGCCAGGAAGCGCGGCCGCCCCCAGTATGGGTCCCAGACAGAGCCCATCGAGAGCACGAATAGGCCGAAGAAGTAGAGATCGCCGGCCGACCAGAGGCGCATCGCGCTCTTCCACGCAAGCGGCTCTTCCGCGTGCAGGCGCTCGAGGTCCGCCCACAGGTCGCGGTACTCGTCGAGCGACGACGGCAGCGAGAGCACCGTTGGCTCCGCTGCGCCGAGGATCTGGAAGCGCGACTCGGTCATGCCGTGGCGAGGACCTTCACGCTCTCGGCGGGCAGCGTGATGACGGTAGGCGGTGGCGGAAGTGCGGCGACGGGTCGGCCGAACAGGTGCGCGAAGCGCTCGGTGATCTGGGTGTGCGCGAGGTTGATCTCGTGAACGTGGCGGTGCTCGACCGAGCCCTCGTGCGTCACGGTCTCATTCTTGCCCCACTTCTTGCGCTCCAGCCGGCCGAGCCGCTCGAGCGAGATCCAGGCGAGCGTGCGGGCGTCGGCGGTCTCGCGAGCGATGCGTGCCGCGACGCGCAGGTCCGCTTCGTCCGAAGCGAGGAACCAGCTCTCGACCTGGTCGTGGAGCTCCTTGAAGTGCGTGTCGAAGTTGCGGTGCCGCGCTCGGAGGTAGGTCTGCACCGTCGACCACGAGAGACCGACGCGCCCGCTCGCTTCGATCTTGTCCTCGGTCTCCAGGTAGGCGCGCGCCCAGCGGACCTTCCAGTCGTCCATCCCGGGTTCGAGCTCGAGCTCCTGGGCGTGGCCGCGGGCAGTCGTCGGGATCAGCCGGTCGAACTCCTCGCGGAACTCCGGATCCTCGCCGCGGAAGCAGTGCAGGTCGTAGGCGAGCGGCTGCCACGAGCACTCTGCCGTGGCGAAAGCGCGAGCGACGTCCGGGAGAGTCGCGCCGGCGTGAGCTCTCGCCCACTCCAGCGCACTCTCCTTCGACCAGCCTTCAGGACGCCGACGACTCGCCATCGTTCCGGCGCGGTCAGGCCATCAGTTGTTGCTGACGCATACGCTCACGGAGCGCCGCGGCAATCGCTTCGCGGTTGCCGGCCACCATCGGGTTGCCGTCAGGGTCGCCCTGGAAGCCGCCGCCGTTCATCGACTGTACGTCGGGACCAACGGCAGGGCCGATCTGCATCCCTGGCGAGATGTACGGCGTTGGGTTTTGATCGTATGGGTTCACTCCATTGTAAATGTTTGGCTCAAACCCACCCGGGGGCTGCGTCGGCCAGCCGCCAGGCGGCATCATAGGCGCCCCGCCAACCGGACCTGTCCCCCCCCAATTCGCAGGGGTAAGGTACGAAGGCCTTGAATTGCCTAGAACCGGTGGCGCATCTTCTCCGAACAGTGTTGGGCCAGAAGGCGGAAGCGGAGCGATCTGAGTGGCTCTGCCGTCACCAGAACGTGGGTCGCGCGGTCTCGCCGCGACCGCATCTTGATACTTCGTGACTGAACCCATCGGACGCGGAGCGCCATCTTCCCTCGGATCGAGCGGTCGAGGGCGCCGCGCGTCGATGTCGTGCACTGCGTCGGCCACGGAGATCGCGCCGCCGTCGAGCCCGGCTTGCAGTTGCGCGTCCGAGCGGCGCATCTGACCGGGCGGGAGCCCCTTGCCGGACTCCATCCGCTTCTGCATCCCTCGGTTCAGGCCGTTCTTGAAACCGGCGTTCTCGTTCGGCGCATTCGGAGTTACCGCTCCTCGAGGCCCCCACAATTCACGGTCTCCGCGGGTCCCCGTATCACTGACCATTGTGCCGTCCGGATTGGTGGGAAAGTTCCCTTGAGCGTCCAGTCCGATCCGTTGCGACCCCCCCAGCGGCGTGCGGCTCTGCATGTCCGGCGCTCCGAGTTGCCTCGGAATCTGCCCGCCACCGCCACTCGCCTGCCGGCGCTGGAAGGAGCGCATGCCGTCCGGCGTTGCTCCGAGCTGTGTCGCCCACGGCGGAAGCTGTGGACCCTGCGCTGCCATCTTCATCGTCGTGCTCCTCCCTTGATCTCGATCAGTAGTCGTTCGACTTCGGGCCGCTGCTCACCTTGCCTTGGTTGTCGCTGACTTCGTTCTTCGGCGCGTCCGCCGAGGGCTTGGCGAGGTTCTGCTCGTCGAAGCCTCCGATGCCGATTGACTTGCCGGGGCTCGGCAAGTCCGCGATCCCGTACTCTTCTGGTACTCCGGTCAGTTGGTCTTTCATGCTCGTGTCCTCCCCTTTACCAGGTTCCGTCAATCGGCTGCGCGACAATCGCGTATCCGGTTCCAGGATTGTTGAAGCTCCCGCGTATCCCGTTGCCACCCGCCGCGAGGCGGCCCATCATCCGCAGCACGTAGAGAGTCTCGGCGCTCCACTCCCGCGTCGCGACGCCAACGTGCTGCCCTCGCGACAGCACTGCGCCAGCCGGCTCGGCGATCTCGACAGCTCCCGAGATCGCCGCGCCGTTTTCCTGGACCTCGCCGAGGATCGACCCGGTGCCCGCGGTCGTCAGGTCGAAGTCCCACTGAGACACGATCATCGGGCGGCAGGCGACTCGCGGAATCAAATTCCGCAACGTGCCCGGCACCACAGTCGCGGTACCACTCGACACCGCGAGCGCTCCGGTCGACGAGATCCGCGGCTCGACCCACGGAGCCCACCGGTCGTAGACCCAAGACGCGCCGCTCGTCAATGTGCCGTTGACGCCGGAGACCGCTGCGACCGCTACCGTCGTCGCGAAATCCGCCAGTCCGTCGTCGAAGTGGTGAAGGCTCACGACGCCAGGCGCGCTCGCCGAGATCGACTGGCGCATGTACTCGCGGATCTGCTGTTGAGTCAGCTCGACGTTGAAGAACGCCGGCTCGTCGATCGCGCCCGGGAATCGGTCCGCGCCGCCGCCCACTGTCGCGCCGACCGCCGAATCGGCTGCCGAGCTCGAAGGGTTCGAGTGCGCACCGACAACGCTCGTTACGTCGTTGCCGTCGATGTAGAGCTTCACGGTCCCGGCCTTCCTCGTCGCCGCGACGTGCTGCCACTTGTTCGCCAGGATCTTGCTCGCCGCGCTCTTCGTCAGCGTCTCGGTCGGCGAGCTCGTGCCGAGGATCAGCTCGCCTGTCGCCGAGAAGCGCAGCGAGTAGCCGCTGGTCGCTGAGACGCCGTGCTGGATGATCCGCTTGATCGCAGCGACCGACGTTGGATAGATCCACGCCAGGAGCGAGAAGTCGGAGGTCGTGAAGTTGCGCGCCGAGACGGTGCCGAGATTGACGTAGTCGTCCGTCCCGTCGAGGAGCACGCTGCAACCTCCGATCATCGGCGAGCTCGAGCTCTCAGCCGATCATTACGGCGGCGGCGATGTTGGTCGTCGGCGATGCGACCGTGGTGCCCGCGGTCGTCACCGACTCGAACCGGCCGCGCAGGAAGGTCCCGGCCGGAACGCCGAGAAGCGTGCGCGCCGTCCCGTCGAGCATCGTCACGCCGACCGCGCCGGCTGCGCCGACCCACAGGCCGACGCACTTACCGACGATCGCAGCGTCCAGAACGATCGGTTTGAAATCCTCCGCGGGAGGTTGCGAGTCGAAGCGCGGTTCGCCATGCGGGTAGGGCATCGGGTTACCTCGTTCTTTCGTAGATCTCTCGCAGGCGCGCTCGCACCGCCTGGAGGTCGACTCGCCGCTGCCACGGTCCGTCGCGCCGCACGGCTTCGCGGATCTCGTCGGCTGTTGGGTGCGGCCAGGTGCGCTCCACAGGCGGCCCGAAGGCGAGCTCGTGAGTGGTTTTTCTGATCTGGGCCAGGTCTCGCGACGCAGAGTCGCGCCCGCGGATGAATGCGGCAGCGAAAGGCCCGACGAACTGGGACACGTGGATCCACACGTTCATCATGGCATCACGATCAGCGGTTCGCCATGCGGGTAGGGCATCGGGTTACTCCTGAATGAAATACCCGATCAGCGAGTGTCTCTTTTCCCAGCCGGGCCAGTACATCTCGTGTCGCGTGAATCCACCATCGATCCGGAGCCCATGTTTCTCCGCCCAGTCGCGTAGCTTGCGTTCGAGCGAGGCGTACGAAGACTCAATCTCGGACTTGTCGGTTGGCTCGGCAGCATCAGCAGCCTGGACAACTCTGGTGCCGACTGGATGCAAGCGCTGAGGAGTCTCGGTGCTCACGGCATCACGATCAGCGGCGCGCCGTGACATCAGGCGGTCTGCTCGTCGTCGGCCGGTGGCGCTTCGGGGATGGCAGACTCGAACTCGACGTTGAGTCTCGGCACTCTCTCGTCAAGGGTCAACACCACCCTCGTCGCGCCCGGATTGCGCAAACCCACAATCAACCGGTGCAGAAACTCGCTCGGACTCCCGCCTAACGTCACGCCCTCGAACTCGATCGTGCTCATCGCGTCTCCTTGGTCAATTCGAATCCGAGAACACCGGCAGAATCTTAATCACCAGCGAAATCCGACGCGCCAACACGTCGGTCTCGGCGTCGCTGTGCATCGCCCAAGGACCACAACCCGAAAGCTCCGGCGACTCCTCGAACACCCGACGCAGCAACGCGCAAAGCGCATGCTCGAGATCCTCGCTCGGACCTAACTCGAACTCCCCGTCGCGAGCCAACAATGTCGCAGCCTCACGCCACTCCGTCACCAGCTACGCCCTCCCTCGACCCGCTAGCAGTGAAGCAGGCCCGGCGGTAGACCACTCCGCGCGTCCGGTGTCCCGCCAGAGACTACGCCGCGCTTTGTGCACCTGCCGCCAGGCCCACGCCGCTGTAGCTACGTGGCTACTCTCCGCGGAGAAGGGGTTCTCGGTAGAGAAGAGCAGGTGTGCCACTTCGACGCGGCTCTAGGGTCGCACGACACGCCCTGTGTCTGTCAAGCCCCCACTCGGAAGACGACATCTCGTTCGCTGAACCAGATGAACCGACGGGAAGGCGGGGGAAGCTATCCCGCGCGCGCGATCGGGACGGGAGTCTGCTTAGATGGGAGTTGGGCCGGGCCGGATGGGCCCACCCCCCCGGTGCTTTGCGCCTTAGTTGCGCCTCGTTCCCACCCTCCCACCTAGCGAGAGGATGAGGTGCGCGGTTCGACAGTGCACCATGACATGCAAGTGTAGTGATGCCAACACTTACGTGTCGAGCGTTGCTGATTGTCTGTCAGGTACGCTCGCCTTGACCATGCTGGTGGGGCTCGGGCACCTGGGCTCGCCTCGCGCGACGTGGCGCCGACCGCATCCGGCTAAGCTTCCCGTCCCTCACCACTGACTGACTGACGTCAGGAGCCCCAGCGTTCCGAGCTACCTCGAGCTCTGACTACCTTGCTGCCTTTCTTCCTGCTCTTCGTACTACGGTACTACCCGTACTACTGCACCCGAGCCCCGTACGGCCCTTGCCTTCCCGTCTTGCATT